ATGGATGGGGCGCGCCGGAGTGGCAGCCCCTGAGTACAACCCCAAAACGCACTCGGCATTCTGGAAGGATGGAGCGTGGGTGCTGGTCGAAGTTGATTTGAGCAAGCAAGGGGAGTTTTTATAGCTCGGTTCGATCCACGCATACGCGGGCTTTTTACTCTAATTGCTCGCGAGAGCGGGTGCGGCTTTGGGCCTGGCGGAAAGTGCCAGCGCAATCCGGCGTGTCATTTGACTACCCCCGCGAACTCGTCGGTGATTTTGATCCAGACGCGTCCAGTACGCAGCTTGGCGCGCACATCGGCGTTAAGTTGTTCGACAGCCCTGACACTATAGGAAACACCGGTCGCAGTGGCGCGCAGGCCGGGGATTAGGCAGCCTTCGGTGTCGTCCGCAGCGTTGCCCGAATGAATGCGGATGCCTTGGAAGCCGGGCACGCCCACGACCTCCAGCATATTGCGCTTAAATCGCGGGCTGTACGTGTCGCGCACCTCGTAGGTGCCTGCGGGGATGGCTGTTCGGCCAGGTACTTTGCCTTTACACGTCACTACCGTGCATTCGGTCAGTACGCGCACCTCATCCTCGACTGTAGCATACCGATGGCCGGCAAAGCTGGCGGTGCCGAGTGTGGCGACTGCACCCAGTGTCACGGCGAGCCTGCGCCAAAATATCGTGCGGTCGGGGGCGCTGTCAGCCATCGAGGCGCTCCCGGTGGCCTTGCGCTACCCACATCTCATGTTCGATGCGTTCGCGCTCTTCCTTGGCGAGCAAGTGGGCACGCTCGGCGCATCGCAGCTCGTCCTCTTTCCGCTTGCTGTCACGGCGATCAAGCCACGATAAATACTGAATGAATGCGCCGAACAGGCCGACACAGATACCGATGAGCAGCCCCCAATCTGAGAGTGACATGAGGGGCCCATGCACCAGCGTGCCACCATTGGCGTATCCGCATCCCGCTGCGGTACATGCCCCGCTGTAAGTCATTGTCCGCGCGATTCGTTCGATCATGTTTGGGCTCATAATTAGATTCAATTCCGAGCAGTATATCAGCACACGCGTGCTGTCAAAAGCAGGGCTCGAAGAGATCTGACATTACATTGCTCCTGGAATAATCGATCCTGGCCGGCTCAGTGCCGATCCGAGGCGCCCAGTAAATCCGGGCATGTCGCGCGTCACTGTGTAATTGTGGATCTGCCAGCTTACATAGCCAGCTCGCACACTCTCCAGCTCAAACCGTAGTGTAGCGAATGGGCCACCGTCTGCAATCTCAGTGGCGTATGCGTAAAGCTGCGAGAGCACGCTCAGGCCGCTGTAATCGCGCATAAAGCCTGAGGGGCCGTAGACTCGCAGGTTATACGTCGTGCCGACCTCAGCAGTAATCGTGCCGGCAGTCGTGTCGATCAGTTGGTCGGCCTGCGTCAGCCTGTTACGGCTTGCCCATGTGATCAGTACGTCAGCGCCGTGGGCGAGCGTGGCCGGATAGGTCGCACCGTTGATCTGCAGTTTGCCAGGTGGGTAGGGGCGAATGGCGCGAGCGGCGAACGGCACCGGCACCGACGAACTCAGCGCGCCCACGCGGCTGTTGTTGCGCAGTTGCAGCCTGATACCGACCGTCTCGCCCGCTGCGTGCTCTACCTCGTCACTCGTTGCGAACGCATCCCACGCCCAGGCCACCGCAGCCCCCGCGTGTGCTGTCGGCACCGTGTCGAGTACGCCGCGCCCGACGATGGTGTGCTCGCTTGAGTCGAAGCCGTCGACGCGCATCAGCTCGCCATCTATCTGGATGTGGCTCCCGATGGCTGGCAGATACGCCCACGCAATGTGGGCGATACCGCCCGAAATAGTCAGTGCGGTTTGCAGCGTGCCCGTAGGGCTCAGGTCGGCATTGTTGGCCCAGATGTCAGCGTCACTGTATGCGATCGCATTGACCGATGCCGCCGCCCGCGCAGCCGTTGCCAGTACCATGCCGGCGTCAGGTGTCGTCGCTGTGAAGTCAGCCATGCGCGTCGGCCCGAAGCGCTGGATCATCTCGTAGTATGGCGCCTCGATGGCGAATGGTGTCGCCACTGGCAGCGCAACTGTGACAGGATCGACCCAGCCGGACGATCCACCCGACACGATGGCGGCGTCGTCAAGGGTGAATGCGTCCTCAATTACCTCCAGCACGACCGACTGTTTGATCAGCCCGCCGCGCTTTGTCTTGGCGACCCGGCAGACGATGGGCGTGTCGTGATAGAGCGGCCAGTCGAACAGGAACGGGTCACCCGGCAACAAGTCGGCTGCCGCGCTGGTGCATGTCAGCGTGGCGCTCAGCAGCGGCGAGCCTGCGCTGCGCCCATCACGCTGAGCGATGCGGGCAGCCAGTGTTGCGGATGTCACGCTGTCTGTATAGTCGCGAGAGATCGACTTGATGGCACCGCTGTTGATGATGGCCGCAGGATCGTCTGCCGTCAAAGTGCTGCCCGAGCCCTCATCGCTGTTCCAGAACGTCACGGCAATACTGTTTGGGAGATCGACCGCTTCCGGGCGCTTGTAGTCGTCAACCCGGCGGATCTGGCGCGGGCCGAGTGTGGGAAGGTCGTCGATATCGTAGTCATCGCGGATCAGCTTGATCGTGTAGAGCTTCGTGCGCGGATGGATGTACATGCGAGCGTCGATCACGCCGAGCACGTCCTGCGCAAATTCCATTGCGCTAGTCTCGCCTGCCCACACAATCGACAGGCCGAAGCCCTCGGCATGTAGTGTGTCCGCGGCTGCGCGGAAATTCGCATCGTCCACCATTCCGACCGGTCGCCCAAGGCCACCGTCTGTGCTGACAATACACTCCCGGATGATGTGCGCAGGATTCATGTCCTTGTAGCCTGACTCCTGCGCAATCTCAGCCTTCGCGTCGTACCATTGAGTGGCCCCGTTTTCATCCTGGTGGATGCGCGTACCTTCGACCTTCACTGCTTTGAAGTATGGCGCGTTACCCCAATACGTATTGCGAAAGACCAGCGATACAACGCCGCGATAAGCGGACACGGTTGCACCAAGCACTCCGAGCAGGAAGGAGTTACGAGGCTGAGTGGGGGCGCCCATCATCACGTCGACTAGGCTCGCGATCCCCCCCTCGCCGCTATCTCCGCCGTAGAGCTCGGGTGCGGAGATGGTGATTTGCCCGCCAGTTGCCGAGCCTTCCCAGCACACCTTGTCGCCGTACTTGATGTTGTTGATCGAGTCCCACGGGCCGACGCCCAGCACAAAATGCGCCGGGGCATTGTATTTGTAGCCGATCGTGCTTTTCTTTTTACCGCCCATTTGCTACCTCGATCACTCTGCGCACCAGCTCGTCATCAATGTGAGCGACGTCAGAAACCGGTATGCCGTCGCGCATCAGGTCGCGGAAGGATATGCCATGCTGCGCACACCACTGCCTCGCCCCGTGGTTCAGGCAGAAGCCTGCGTCGCGTACGTCCTGCCATGCGATCACGTCACTCATTTCTGGATCGGTTCGGTAGTAACGTCGCCCATCCAGGCGACTTTTGGTGCCTCAATGCAGCGCGTCCCGAAGAGCTTAGCGAACCTGTCGCCCTGATTGACTGTCGGCTGAGTCACCTCGCCGGGGCTCAAGCTCGTCGCCTTCTGCGCACGCTGTGCTGCAAAGTACGACACGATGCCGACAACGATCATTACTACCGCATATACGATCCACTCCATAACACTCTCCTTACGAGGCAGAACTGCCGCCCCACGGGTTTCGGTCGCCGGTCAGCATCCACGAGAATCCGCCGAAGTTCTCGATGTTGGTGCCGCTCGGGTTGCTCGCATTGGCGAACGTAGCGCAAGCGGCAGGCGTCCGAGCGCAGCCGGGGTAAATGCAGACCGATCCGCCGACACTGCCGGTGAGCCCTGCAAGCGGCCTGCTCAGCGTCAGCACGCCGCCGACTTGCTTGACGATCTTGCGCGTGTCGCCGTTGCTCGCCTCGATCATGCCGCCCGCGAACGTGGTGCCGCTGTAGCCGCTTACCGTAGCCACCGCGCCCACCAGACTGACCAGCGTCACGGTCTGTCTGAAAGCATAGCGGTCAAGCCTGCAGTTGCCGACATACAGCGCGTGCGGGCACGGAACCATGGCGATGCGCGGTCGAGCGGCCTGCGCAAGCAGCGTCTCGTCACTCTCGCAGCGGAACTCCACCTCGCCACCGCTGACCTCGTGCGTGGTCACATTACCCGACCACCAGTATTCGTAAGTGCTGTCATCGCGCTCATACTTGTAGATAGTCACGACCGTCCGGCTGTCGGGCGGATTCTTGACGTAATCGTTCGCAAAGGCATCCGTCAGCGGCAGCACGACCTTGACAGCGTCACGTTCCGCCTCTCCCGACATCTCTGTGTCTGAGCTTGATATGCTGGATCCGCTCCACGTTGAGCCCAGCGCCACCACGTCACGCGACGATGCGGCAAAGCGCCATGTCAGAATCCCGCGCTGCATCAAGTACAGGAATACGGGGCGGCTCATTCGGGCACCTGTACGCACTGGACGGCGACCGACACGCCCTCGGCTGCCGCGTGGCGGAACTCGATGCGGTCAGCGTTGAATCGGACTCGGCGTAAATACATGATCGTCTCGATAGTTCCGGCAGGGATCGCGCTGTCAAGCTGGATCTGCCAGCGACCGCTCACAAGCGTGGCTGACATGACCTTACGCGGATAGATTGTACCGCCGATCAGGATGCCCAGACGCGTCTCTTCCGTTCGGTAGGTGTCCGCGAGGATGTACCCGCCGACCCGCTCAGGGTTCTGTACGTCATTTACCCAGCTCGGCAGCCAGAATGCCAGCCAGCGCCCGCGCCGCGAATAGATCCATGCGCGCAGGGCTGGGTAATCAGCACGCGACTTATACCAGCGCACCGTGTAGCGTTCTTCGGCGAAGCTGGCGTCGCGCACGTCCACCGGCAAGGCGATGCCGTTGTCGATGCTCTCAGTGCCCCATGTGACGCCCTCAGACGCCGAGCCGCTGCCGATCACCACACGATCCGTCACCAGCGACAGGCCATCATACGTCGGGTAGAGCGATGCGTCCGAGTCGTCAGCACCGTCGGCAGTCTGCACACCCAGCGACATCTCCGCCCATTTGCCAGCCGGGCGCTGATTGCCCCAGCCATCCGTGATGCGGCACACCAACAGCGGCATGATGCGCACGCCGTACGAGTTGCGCGCGATCTGCCCCATGACCCCAGCAGTCACGACGGCCTGATCGTAGTCGGTCTCGCTACGCCAGACCAGCACAGGGCCGTCGGGTAGCGGAACGCTCGCCCCGTCGTATGCGTCACCGATCACTTGACGCGGCCACTCTGGCACGAGGATCGTGCGAACCCTTCTCGCTAAAGTGCGCGCCTGCGTCTGCATGAGATCGGTAGCAATGTGCGTCAAGGCGAACTCACGCAGGGGGATCTCGCGCAGGCTGGCGCGCTCCTCCGTGTCGTATGACTGCGACACGTCAGTGAGCCACACACACGCCTCGATGAGCTCGGAGCGCGGCAGGAAGGGCCACGGCACGCCGCGTACCCCAGTGATCAAAATAGGCAGCGAGGGTGAGTCTGTGAATGTAAATTGTAGCGGCCAGTTGATTGCCGTTGGGCCAGTCTCGCTGTCGACTGTGATTGTGAACGTACGTACACCCAGTGCGGCGAATACGGATGGTGTTGTAATTCCGGCCAGCGCGATCCCGGTCTGCAGATCAATGCTCGTCAGCGACTTGGTTGTAAAATAGGCATTCCAAACCTCACCGCTGTAGATCCGAGGCGAAGCGACAATCCCCGCATCAATGGATGTTGGTGCAACATGTATGCGATTGTAATAGTCATCAAAGAATGATCGTGCATGAAAACCGCTGCGAGCCTGCCCGTTGCCTGCGACTGGCAGCACAGCATAGCGCGCGGCAACGGCGGTACGTGTTGTTTCGGAGACACCAGCCGGCCAGCCGACGATGCCGGAGAAGCCCTGCATGGCTGACGACAGGTGTGGATTGACCCAACCGCCGGCAGGTGAGCGTGGAATGAACGCGGGCATGGGTTAAGGCCCGTCGTAACGGATGGCCCAGCCGAGGCAACCGGTGCTGTAGATCGAAGAGCCCCCGGCCGGAACCGTGGTGTCTTTCAAGTACCACGGGTAGGCCTTCCAGCGATCACTGCCGAGCGTGATGACTTCACCCGGCGCCAGATTGTCGATGCGGCATGCGCGAGCGTGCTGCAGATCCGCCACCATCGCGACCTTCGACGAGCCATAAGCGCCGGAGTAGGGCTGGATTGGCAACAGCACCGTCTCACTGTTCCACGCGGAGGGCAAGATCTTGTCGAGCGGCGCGCGATACTTCGCCGCCGAGATCACATCTGACGTGTCGTCGTTCCAGCCGTTCGGCCCGCCGAGACCGGTGTTGACGTACTCGCCTTGGGGTCCGGAAAAGTTGTAATTGGCGTGGAATAGCGCCGGGCATGGATAGTAGGAGCCACGGTATCCGAACGGGTCACCAGCGTTGTCGAACGCTTGGCAAGTAATTCCGAAACCGCGCTGGAAGGTCGTTCGGCCGCCTTCATACGAGCCGGACACCCACATGCCCGTACCCGGCAGCGATACCGTAGACTTCCCCCACGCGAGCCACTGATAGCGAGTCGCGGAGTAGTTGACGACCACATAGACTTCATCGGGGGCGGCGCCGATAAACACTTCGTACGCCACCGGCCACGTCAGCGCGGCCATCCATTGCGTCGATCCGCCCACGCTCCCGATTCGAGATGCTGCTGGCGCCGCACCGGTGAGCGCATTGTTGCCGTCAATGCCGGTCCCGCCCTGGATGTCGAGATAATTGCCATTCACGGCGATAGAGAGATACAGCGCCCCCTTGCTCAGCACGCTGCCATTCAGCGTCCAGCCGTTTGCCGTGCAGGCGTTGATGATCGCCGTGCGCAAGGCAGCCAGATCGTTTGCGGTTCCGGAGACGTAAGCCATCAGTCGAGCCTCATCGCGTAGTAGTCAAAGAAACCGTTGCGCGCCACGTCTTGGAACACCACGTAGGTCTTGCCATCGACAACAAAAGTGCTTTCCACCGAGTTGTTGAAGCCGCTGACAAAATGAATGCCGTCCAGCTCCCCGTAGACGTTTGCGGCGTTGTCATGCAACACCACGGGCAACAGGGGATAGGCGCCGGCAGTGTCGCGCAGTTGAGATGTGCTGCCGGCCAGCGCAGCGTTGCACCAGGGCCACGCGTAGGCATTGAGCCAGGCGCCTGAGTTGAAGCGCATGCCCAGCGCGGCCGTGTTGCCCTTGTAGCCCATCGAGTGAGCGGTATCGCTGAATCGTGTGGAAGCCGCGCCAGAGAGCGATCCGGCACAAATGACCGGGTACGGGTACTGGCTCGGTCGGGCGTAAGGCAAGAACTTGCCGACATAGGCCGGTTCATAGACCGGCGTGCCGACTTTCATCGCCAGCGCGATGCGCTGTGGATTCACGGTCAGCCAGTAGTCAATGCGCTGGTTGTGCGCGGGCACGCCAGAGAGACGCGCGCCGGGCTGAGTGTCGAAACTGTTGCCGGCAACATAGCCGGTGAAGCCAGCCGCCAACAGGTTGTAGTAGTCAGCCGACACGCTGTGGTAGGTGCGGAAGCCGACGAATATCTCATCGGTGCCGCTGAATCCGACACCTTTCAAAATCAATTCATGATCGGTTCCGGTCGTGACGTAGCGCAGGGCTGTCCAGCCGTTCGCTGTGGCGACGGCGTGAATCCTCTCCAGCATCGCGTAATGCGCGAGCTGTACCGAGTTGTCGACGAATCCGATCTCATGACCTGCCATTGTGCTGCCTCCTGCGTCACTCTATCACGCTATCCCGAGCGCGTGCTTGTTGCGCCGAACTGCGTTGATGATTTTACGCTCCCCTGAGTCGCTGCCAAGGTAGTCGTCGATATGCCCATCATCGTAGGCATTCACGATGCGGATCGGCTGGGCTTGCTGCTGGCTGCCCATCGCGTCATTGGGCACGATTCGCCCGCCTTGATTGGGGGTGAACATCTCAGGGCCACGCTCGCCAACCAGATAGCTACGCCCAGTATTGACCGGGCCGCCGTCTGCGCGTGTGCCGCCGAAGCTGGCAGACTGCGTGCTGCTCAGCAGGCCGGCGAACTGAGCCGCCAAGCCGACCGTGAGGCCAGCCGCCACCCAATAGTTATTTTCGCCCCAAGCCTTCGCGATGGCCTGCGACTGCTTGATCGTTATGTCAGCGATGGCGAAGGCTTTGCTTGCCGCAAACATGGCTTGATAGGCGCCTGATTGCTCGCCGGCAAACGCCTTGGTCAAATCGGCCATACCTGCGAAGCCTTGCGACACCATCTCCGTCTGCGCCTTCTGCAGCTCCTCCTTTTTCTTCTGATCCGCTTCGTCGAGCGCGGTCATGCTCGCGTGATACTTTTCGCCCAGCGTTGTGAGGTACTGCGTGCGCTGTTCGGCGCTGATCGTGTCGTCGTCTTCAAGTTGCTTGCGGCGCACGTTGTAGTCGGCAGTCAAGCTCTGCTCTTCGGTCAAAACGTCACGATAGCGCGCGAGCCTGGCTGCGGCTTGCTCGGATTCTGACTTCTCGCTGAGCGACGCAATGGCCGCAGCCTTCTCCTGCTCGGTGGCTTCGGTGAGTGCCAGCATCATCTGCTTGCGTCGCTCATAGCTGGCCGCAATCTGATCCTCTTCTGACAGCAGACCCTCTGTCAGCATCTGGCGCTGCTTGGTCACATATTCTTGATAGGTGCTCTCGGCGTCGGCTAGTGCGCGCTTCTGCGTCTCAGGATCGATGACACCTGCGCCGGCCAAACGATTGACGTTGCCGACGGCGCTGTCGCGCTTCTCGCTTGGCGTGGCGACAGACTCTTTCATCCGCGCGCCTTCTTCCTCCAGCGCCTTGCGGGCTTTGGCGGCTTCGTCTGCAATCTTCTTTCGGGCCTTCTCCGCATCCTCCGCTGACTTGACAAGCGGGGCCGCGATGCCTTTCGCACCAGTCGGCTGAGCAATAGCTTTTGCAGCTCCGTCCGTCCATACGGCATCGAGTGCAACCATCGTACCTTTTATGTTGGATACCATCCCCGCCCCGACGTCCATGCTCAGCGCGGCGACTGTTTTGATACCATTCTTGTAACCGTCGAATGTGTGCGATAAGGTTTCTGCAGCATCCCGGAAGTGCCCGCTGGCCGCCTGCGATAAGCCCTTGCCGATAGCGGTAGTGGCTGCCAGCGCGCTGCTGATTAGCTCGCGCACGGTCGTATTGACGATTGCAAGTGCTCCCCCGATCAGCGTGCCGAGTGTTTTGAATGCGCCGCCAACAATGACTACGGCAGACGCAACAAGTCGAAAGCCGGACACTATGATTGCTGCACCATCAGCCACCGCACTTGAGTTCTTTGCTGTCGCCACCAACTGATCAGTGAGCCCGCCCATCGCGGGCAGCAGCGCATTGGCGACTTGCAGGCCGATGCCGCTCAGGCCGGATTGCAGACGCGTAATGTTGTCGTTAAATTGCTCGGCTGCTTTTGCCGTGTTGCCGTCAATCACGATCCCCAGTGCGTTCGCCTCGGCTGCCATTTCCGCAAGCCCGTCGGCCCCAGAGTTCAGCAGCGGGATCATGTCCGCCCCGGCCTTGCCAAAGAGCTTCACAGCAAGGGCTGTCTTCTCGGCGCCGTCTTTGTAGTTGGCAAACTTGCCGGCGACTTCCGACATCAGTACGTCAGTCGTCTTCAGGTCGCCGTGCGTATCCTTGACGTTGATGCCCATTGCCTCGAATGCGTCATTACCCTCGGCGGCACCCTTCGCCAGCTTGACCATGCCTGCCTGCAGCGACTCCATGCTCACATCGGACAGCTTGGCGGCATAGCTCAGCTCGGATAGCGCCTCGGTCGTGACGCCCACCTTCTGGGCCATCTTGGACATATTGTCGGCGCTATCGACGGCTTCTTTCAGCGCGTAGACCATTGCGGAAGCGCCAGCCACGACCGCCACGCCCATCGCCTTGCCGAGATCTTTGGCCTCTTTCTGCAGCTCGCGCAGGCGCTTCTCTGCTTTCTTCGTGTCAGTCTCGAAGGATGCCGTGCGCATCAGCAAGTCCCAGGTAATCGAACCGGCAGCCATAGCATCAGTCCCTCGGTGGCTCCAGGCCAAAAGCCCGGAAGATTGAAGCATCCGCCGCGCTTACGGTAGGCGGGATCATAAAGTCTAGCCAGTACGTGATCGGCTTGCCCCCTCGCGACGATACTGCAGCCTGAAGCGCGGCGGGCAACTGATAGCGATGCTCGTCGTCAAACGGTCGCGCCCGGTAGTAGGCCGCCCACGCCTCGAACTCTGGCAGGGACATGCGCCCTTTTAACTCAGCGACCGTACAGCCGCCGAGTGCCAGGCACAACGTATGCCAAAACCAATCCTCAGAGCCCACCGGCAGCGTTACGCTGCCTGCGGCTTTCCCAGACCGTTGACTTCCATGATCAGATCGCGCAGTTGCCCAGCGACCGACGGTTTCAGCTTGCCGGCCTGCTCTTTGGTCATCGCGGGCGTGCCCTCCGAATCGCAGACAGCTTTGCAGATCAACGTCGAGAGCGCGTGCAGCACGACATCCTCATTGCCGGACTGCTCGGCCAGCACTTGGCGGCGCATCTCGACAGCGGGCAGCTCACGAATATAAAAGATCTGTTCGACCGACTCGCCACTGTCGAGCACAAGAGTGACCTTGCGCTCGACGGGCATATCCGCAGCAAAAAGAGCTTGATTGATTTGCATCACACAGTCACCGACGTGCCATTATTGAAGGTCACCTTCGTCTGCCCATTAACGCGCAGAGTCAGGGTGCCGCGTACAACCTCATTGCCGGCGATGTCGAATGGGATCCCCTTGACAAGACAATTGGCAATAAAGCTCGTGCGGGATGTCGGGGCGACGAACAGATCCGAGCTGTTCAGTGTCGGAGCAGTCACGCCGTCGCTCAGCGCAATGCAGAATTGCGTTTCTTCCTTGAGCGCTGCAAGCTGGAACGCCTTCAGGTGGCTGTTCTCGGCAGGGTCAAAGATGAACGGAACCGACAGCTCGCCGCCGTCAGACAGGCCGAGCGCAAAGCTGCGCGTCTGGGCGTCCAGGCAGGTGATGTCGATCTCGTCGGTGCCGCCGGAGTTCAGGCCGGTCACGCCGGTCGGGCAAGCGAATTTGACAATCACCGGCTGGCTGCCGGTGATGTCCTTGATGTAAAGTGCGGTGCCTTGGGTCTTGATGGACATGATGCCCTCCAGTTGTCAGGGTGTGACGATGAAATCGAATTGTAGGGCCATCCTGAAGATCTGCGTTTCCGCATCTCGTTCATCAACCATCAACCCAACATAGTAGCCATCTGATTCTAACGCAGAGCGCGCCGCATTGACAAGCGAGCGCAAACCTGCCTCCGTCTTGTGGTAGCAATCAAGCTGCACGCTGCAGCGGTCGTTCGGTGCGCGCCCACGGTCGAGCGTGTTGTCGCCCGTCCCGCTGACGAGCTGCCATGTGACATACGGGCGCAGCTCATTGGGTAGCACCTGGCCATGCGCGCCGATCCGGTCGGCGACAATCGCGACGACTGCAGCGCTAGCGTGCAGCATGTCATAGACTGGCGGGATCATTTAGGCACTCCGTTTGCGCGGGCAATCTTCTTTACCAGCCTGTCCACACGCGCGAGTAGCTCAGTGTTGACAGTATCGACAGTGCGCTGCGCGTTCGCCTCGGCAGCCGGGCGCAGCCACGGTCTGGCCGCTTGGTGCTTGCTGCCGTATTCGAGGAATTTGCCGTAATACGCAGGGCCGTCACTCACGTACGCCTTACCGACTTGGGCCTCGCGCTGCTTGCCGCGCTTAGTGCGCGAGCCACGATTGAATCGAGTATTCGCGTACTTGCCATACTTCTTGCTCGGGCCGACCCAGTACGCCTCGCCCAGCTCGCCGTTCGGCATGAGCTTCTTTCGCCCGATGATGATGGACTTCTTGAGCACGCCTTTATCTTCAGGCGCAGCGGCGCGGATAGCATCGCGCAACATGCGCGCACCCTTGGCGAGTGCGAACTTGACAGGGCCGCCGCGCTTGCTGACGACCTCTGCAGGTAACTGCTTGAGCGTTTCAAGCACGCCGTCAAGGCCGGTGACGTTAAGTTGCATGACGTCAGCCATCGGCGACTCCCTTCTGGCACACCAGCGTGACCCAGCGGCGCCCGGTGGCGTCGTTGTAATGCGACTCGACGTGATAGACGTCGGCGCCATGCGTGACGCGCAGGCCATACGGCGCGGCCAGATCTGGCTGCCAGCGCAATGTGATCCTTGCGGCGACACTGCTCGACGGCTGCCCGCTGCGCACTGCTTCCGATCCGGCACCGGTGAGCACCTCTGATGGGACAGACTGCAAGCCTGCGACCGGAACCCACGTCTGTACTTGATCGTCGTTGCTGTCGCGCGAGATCGCGAAGCTCGCGAAGCTGACGCGCTGGCGCAGGCGAGGGCCGAGCGGCTTCATGCGCCGATCCCCGTGCGGTAGCTGTGGCACGTCGTGCGCGCCACGTCACGCCAGCGGGCGGACTCGTCGGCGGTCTCCGCGTCATAGCCGGCTCGGCACAGGAAGCACACGGCCAGATCGACGCTGGCAGCGTCGGGTAGCTCGGAACGCTCCAGATAGCGCAGCAGCTCATCCTCGGCAGCCGACAGCAACATTGCCAGCTTGACGTCATCCTCATCGTGGGTGACGCTCAGAAAGGCTTTGAGATCAGCAAGTGATACGGTCACAGCACCTCCTGCAAGGCAAACCACGTCCCATCAATATGAGTGATTTTGTACCCAGCTTTGCGCAGCTCGGCGAGCGTCTCGGTGACTTGAACCTCGGGGCGCCCGTTGTCGTCGTGAAACAATATCACACCGCCGCACCGAATGTGCGACATCGCTATGGCGTGGTCATTAAGCACGCCGGCGCGCGAGTGATCCCCGTCGATGAATACAAAATCGCAGGCCGGCAAGTCACCATCGGCCAGATCGTACGAACCATTTTTGCTGAGGCGCAGATGAAAGCGGGGGTCATGTGAGGCGAGCTCGCCAGCATTGAGCGGCACCTCGTTGCGCTGGCACTTCATGCCGGTCAGGTATCCCGGCAGAACATCGATGCCGACATACTTTTCAACAAAATCGAAGTTGCGCAGAACGGCCGCAGCGTTTCGGCCACGATTGACGCCGAACTCGACGACCACCCGAGGGCGATGCTTGGCGATCAGGTCTAGAAAAACTTCCATCTCGCCGGGGGCGAAGAACTCGGTCGGCAGACCGTCCGTGTCGTATTTGCTCATTCAGAGTCACCCAAAAATAAAGTACGACTGTTTTCGTAAGGCTTGCCTACAGCAAATTGATTGCCTCGCATATCGCTGTACTCGACGTGCTTCTCGGGGTCGAAATCTTCCTTTCGGTACGAGTCTCCCTCCCACGTTCGACCACGTACGCCCATGAGAATCTCGACTGTGGCGCCCTGATCTTGCGTTTTCAGCCACTCGATGAAATCCGAAACAATCACACCGCCCCCTTCACAAAGTCCAATGCTTGGCGCTTGGCGCGTTCAATCGGCATGCGCTTGCCGCAGCCGTGCGTGTGCGTGAAGCAGTCGCACGGATCGTCGGGCTCAATTTTACACGTCATCGCGTCATCACGGAAAGAATATGCCTTTTCATACCCCCCGAACAGCGACACGACCGGGCGACCGATGGCCTGCGCAAGCACCAGCCCGAAGCCAGGTGCCGAGTAGATCAGCGCAGCGTCACGCCACAGGGCGCACAGTTGCTTGATTTGTAGCTCACCGCTATGCAGTGTCAAGTCGGCACCGATGTCCTCAGACGTGATCCATTCGGCGCCAGGCTCGATGTCTGCCACGCTGATGACGAATGCGCATAGCGCGTCACGAATAGCTCGGAACGTCTCGACGTAGGCTTGGGCATTCGGATTGCGAGCTTGACAGCCCGCCCATTCCCGGCGCTCGACGAGCGGGCGATATACCAGCACCGGGCGATCAGTCGGCAGATCCAGTCCATGTATCCAGTCGGCGGGCACGGGCAGCTTGAAGTCGCGGGCGTGCGGCACGCCACACTGAGCAGCCATCGCAGCCAGCACGCCGCGACTTGCACGCACGGCTGACGGCGGGTACTTGACGCCGATCACACCGGCATTGCGCGGCAGAGGATCGTCGTCGAACTCGGCGCGGGCTGCATTTTTTGCTTGAGTGCGCAGGCGCGTATCTGGGCGAAGCAGCTTGAGCCTTGGGCCGCGCAGATCGTGATACAGCTCGGGCCACGGTGTCTGCAGATAGACCGGGCCGGCCTGCATGTACTCGCGCACGATAGCGCGCTGATGCAGGCAGTCGCCCATACCGTGCATGCCGACAATCACCACCGGTAGTGCATCGCCGCGTAATGCGGCTTCGAGCGGGCGCTGCGGCCAGGTTGTCAGTGCAGTTTGGCGAGTGCAATTGGTCACCTTGACGGCAGGCGGCAGCTTGGCGCGCACCTCTTCAAATTGAGCGGGCCATTTCGCAAAGGTGCCGGCGTTCCCCATGCCTGCCGGGTGGTCAGGGTGCCAATGGGCCGCGCCGTTGGTGTGCTGACAGTCATAGCCGAGCAGCAGAATGTCCTTGGCGCCCAGCTCGGCGGCCAGCAGGATGGCGCCCGCCCCGCTGTTACCCGCCGTCAGCTTGAAATACTCGGCGCCACGGATCACATGCGGCGCGCAGATCTTGCCGGCGAACCCGGCGGAGGCCTCTCTGCCGTAGGCTTGATGCCAATCCGTGTCCATCGCCCACAAGTAGTCTGCCCATGGCGCCATGCGGAAAGACGTATTGACCGCGATCACGGTGCAGATGCCAGCGGCGTGCTGCTGCCTGACTAGCTCGACGTCTGCTTTCGTGAGGCTCGGCCCGGACGCGATGCAGACGGTGCGCGCACGGGCTGCGGAAAATTCGGAGGTCGGTACTCGATCAGCAGACCGTTGCGCATGAGCGCGTCCCCTGTCGATTCGTGAAAATCAACAGCCTCGCCCTCGGTATAGCTGGCGCTCCCGTGCTGGAAGTCGACCGTCACTGTGTATCGGTTCATCATGGGGGAATTATGTGCGAGGTGTGTAAATTTTGCAAATACTCGTTGACGTGCTGTGCGGACATGTCTAACATACACATATCGCAGCACTAGTTCAAATCGGCGAGGCGTGCTCCGAAAACTGATTG